GTCTACACCCTGATAACGCTCACGCCATTGCCTAACAAACTTATTCCAGTTGTCTCTAGTTAGCTTGCCCTCAACTGACAATATGCCAGATAGTGCAGCATTGTTTCTAAAGAAGTTTCGTGTGAAACGACTAACTTCTTCTTCGGTTTGAATATAATCAATAGCTGCTTCAACAGTAGCAAAACCACGATAAGGGTTTTTAGGGTTGAATGTCATGAAGTGTTTTATCTCTTCTGGTGCAAATGGAATAGTCTGATTAGCTGTGCCTGCAGAATACTTATAACCGATAACTTCGCCAGTCTTTTTGTCTAGCACGATACCCATTTTGTCAGGTCGCAATAGGTAAATCTGTTTTACGCCATTTCCAAAGCCTGTGACTGCTCCTGGGACCATGTACCAAAAGAACTCACCAAACTGCTCAACAAAGCTAGCAGAGCCCTCAATAAGCTGGTAGTACGTCAAATCAGGGTTTGGGTTGTTTAGTAACTGCAGAAATGGGTGATCAGTATTAGTTACTTTCTTGCCAGCACTATTAACCGTATATAAAAACGGCTCATATTGTCCTGCGATTGCTTCGGCTAAAGTGTTGATACAACGATAAGCCACACCAGAATACATGCCAAGCAACTTAATATCTTTGGCTGGGCCCATGAATTGATCAACTGCAGAGTAGTCATCTACTGGGCCGAAACCGAAAAGTCTCTTTGCGACGTATGCTTTTGCGATCTGGCTTATTTTGAGCTGCATAGTGTGTATTTATCCTTAAGCTTTATTATATACTAAACTCTTCGTCGTCATCATCTGCTCTTGCTTCAATAAAGGTCAATGCGAGTGCGTCTGGCGTGTCAGGGCTTGCAATTCCCCTTTTGGCTAGTTCTTGTTTGCTTTCCATTTGCACTTTAGACGTACTGTTCTCTTTGTAGTTTATATCCTTTAGCTCTAAAAATCCATCATGCTTAAGTAGTTTGCCATTATCACCAATCAACCATTTACGCAATCTCATATATAACTCGGCTTTGGCATTGGCATAACGACTAGTATTATCTGGTTTCTGGCCAAACAAAACGCTTGTGACATAATAACCTTTTCGCTCAAGACCATCAGCAACACCAGCACCAACGCCACCTGCATCAACACCAGTTCGCCAATCGGCAATATCGTACTCTTCAATGATTTTAATAGCGTCAGCAATAATGTCTTCAGTGACGTTGCCACTTTCTTTGTATTGTTTTTTAAGTACGACTTTTGCAAAGCCAGTAAACGGATAGCGTATTACCATCACAGTAAAGTTTGAGCCACCATGATTAGGGTCAATGCCAAGTATCGGTTTATCTAGCAATTTGCCATTCTCTTTGTGGCCTAGTGGTAACTCATTGGCTATAAAGGCATTTTCAATATGCGACAAGCCTAGCAATGTTCTATAGCCTGCAGGTGCATCATCAGCCTCAGGAAACTTACACTCGTATAGCACATCAAAAAAGGCTTCATCTTTCATTTCAGCAATGTAGTCTTCGGTGTATCTGCCCTCTTTCAAAGCTTGCCAAACATCAACCCAAACTCGGACATATCGTTTGTTGAGCCACATACGCCAGAAGTGATTACGATAAAATGGGTTGCCAATTTCAAGCAAGAAGTTATCTTTAGTACCGCCTAACATACGCTTCACAGTAGCGTAAAGATCATCAGGTAATTGTGGGCTTTCGTCTAGCACGATATTCGGTGAGCCATAACCCATCAAAGCTTTTTTAACAGCTTGAGTGTTTGAAGCATCTGCACTGAAAACTCTGATCTCGCCAGCACCACGAAATGTCAATCTGTCTTTGGCTTTGTGTTGCATCAGTTGTTCTTTCGTACCACTGTAATCTAGTTTTTTAATTAACCAGGAATGATCAAATATATGCTCAATAATGTAGTCCATAATGATACGGCCTTTGTCTTCGGTAGGTGCAACAATCGCCCATTTCTCAGCATGAGTTGACGCTCTAAGCAAAACACCAATAGCCACAGCTAGCGATTTGCCGTACTGAGTTGGCAACACCAAGATGATACGAGGGTATGCCCTGAACAAGATGCAGTAGATTATGAATATCTGCGTATAGGTTAAAAGCTTGCCGTAAGGTGTGAATTGGCCGTCGTGAAAAACATCAGTTAGACGGCGGACTATCCGTTCCTGCTTCGGCTTCAGCTCTTGGGCTGTCGTCTGGTAAATTGTCTCTGTCACTTGTGATGTCCTTTACTATTTTCTCAAGGTCTTCTTCGTCAGGGGTACTGACTTCAATCTTTTTAGTAATACGACTTTTGAGAGCATTGTATTCTTTGATTGCTGCCATTTTAGCACCCCAATCAGCGTTTTGAGTGATGAGCATTGCAATTTGTTTATCAACAAAAGCATCATTGAGTGCCATATCTTCAAGCAGCTCATTTATGCGAACAAGTATGTTAGGATTTGTTAGGAATGTTGAGGCACTAGCTCTAGCTGCAGCATAACTACTATCAGGGTAAACTTTCATATACGATTTAACACCATTGCCAAAGAACTCAGTATCAGTAGCATAGTACTCACAAAACAGCTCTTGCTGCTCAGTTAATTCTTTATCTTCAAGTGTTGTAGCCATAACCTTATTATAAACCCCAGCCAACTAAGTGAGCTAATACCGTATAGCCCTCATTGTTTTCGTCGCCCTCATATTGGTCTTCACAGAAATGGTAAACACTAGTTGAGCAATAGCCATTGTCGTCAATGGTAATATCTTTTGGCAAGTCAAAGAAATGAAAGCATCTAGGGCATTTGAGTTGTACTCTGCGACGTCTTGTACGCCAGTTAATAATGGTCTCTTCGTACTCAGTGCCTTTATCTACAACTTGGTTTTCAATGTCAGTGTAGTGCATTATTGTTTATGCCTCAGCCAGCCTTTAAGTTTCTCGTCATAGGTAAATCGCTCAACAAACAGATCGCTATTTGGCGTAATGATAACGTCACCATCAATATGACCGCAAGGTTGCGACCAATCAACGTAGTTATGAAAGCCTTGTTGTCTAAGGTCTAAGCCATAACGAACATCAGGGCCATATGGGTCAGCTACTTCAGTATCGTATTGGTGTTGCAAATAAAGCGTTGTTGGTGTCAGGTAACAATAAAAACCAGCAGCATCTATCTCTGCATAGTCTTTGCCAGGCAATTCAGTCCAACACTCTTTAGGATTTTTGACATCATCAAAACCCCAAATGCCGATCATCTTCATATTCCAACGACCAGCTTCGTAAGCACTAACTAAGCCAACATTGTCATTCTTGAATGGTCTGAACAATCGCTCAACACAAAGGTTAGTGAAAACGGTGTCGTCTTCTAAGCCAAGTACATATTGACCGTCTAAGGCTATAATCATTTGCTTGCTTTGGTTATGGACTTCAGCAATGCGTTTACGCCTCATTGTGATGCTACCCATAACTTTGTGCTCGTAGTTTCTAGCAATAATGTATTTGCGGTAATTTGTCCTGTTCATTTCGTCTAAGATACGACTATAGATTTTCGCACCTAAGTGTTGGCCAAAATCGTCTTCACCAATGTCAATGATAAAAGCTAGGTTAGTATTTGCTGGGTCTAAGTCAGTTGAAGCAAGATCGTCAAACCAACGCTTGACGTACTCAGGCCGAGTAAATGGACAAAATACGGTTATAGGTGGCATGCCTTTTTTACCCTCATTTTAAGCCTCTCAAATCGCAATAGCAAAATAAACTTAACCTTAGTCCAGTCGTTTTTAAACATGATAGGGTAAGCTCCTGGCTCGTCATCTGACTGCTTTTCAATAGCGATCATTTGTTTGACTAGCTTTCTTAAAGTTGGCATAACGCCTCAAACACTTCTTCGTATTTAGGTTTCATATTTTTCCAGCTAATCTCTCTGGCTAAACCACTAGCAATTTGTGACTGCTCACGCATATCTTTGTCACTCAGCGATTTAAACCACCTCATGCGTAACATCAAAGCTGCAGGGTCACACTCATAAACATCTAACTTAAATCTTGGGGCAAAGTCTACATCTGTTAAATGAGCTTCAACAAGCCAACGTTCAGGCAAAAAGTCTTCTTGTGGTGATAGCTTGCTCATGATCACAGGCATACCTGCTGCTAAGGCTTCATTCATTGGCAAACAATTACCACCATATTTGCGAGGCAAAACTAAAACACTACCTTTTTTGTAAATCTCTGTATAGTCTGGCACATTGAACTTGACATCAACAGATGGAAACTCACGCCGTATTTCTTGGAAAAGGTCTTTGTCTTGAGTATAAACTCTACCTCTTAAATCATCTTGAGCTAACTGCAAAGCATTGAGAAAAGTATAAGTGCCGTTGCGATCATTGGCTGCAGGTCGGCCAGCTATATGTACGAAAGTGTGAGCTCCGTCAATATATCGCTCTTCTATTTTGTCGGTATCAACTGGACAATGCAGATAGACATGCTTAACATTCTGACCTCTGTTAGCAAAGTCAGCACAGCGTTTATCAACATCTTCGTAATGCCAGGTACTAGGTGCGATAAATAAGTCAGGTGGATTTGCTGACCATATACTGCCCTCAGTCCAATCAAAGAACTCGTAATTGTATTGCACTGCAGTTTTCACGCCTGCAGCTCTAGCAGCTCGGTAAAAGTCCATGTTGTAGGCACTCTCAGCAATGAACACAACATCAAGGTCTTTAAGAAACATTTGAATATCTAGGTCATTTGGAAAGCCAGTTATGATTTTGGCATCAGGGTAACGCTCAGGGTATTGCTTTAAGCGACGCTCTGGCGTTTTCTCAAACTGTGAGATGTCAACTACTACTGTTTTGGCTGGCTTCATATGGTTATAAAACTCCCAAGTCTGCATACCGAGACCTGAGTTGTCCATACGAGCACCCCAAAGGCCAAGTCTAACTGGTTGCTGGGTCATAATGCTCTGCTCCATATCTCCTGCCGTCCAGGTGTTTACTTCTTACTAAACTACCATCAGGTGCATAAATATGTACTCTGTGCTCGTCAAAATCGTTGTGAGTTTCAGCAACAATACCATACATGATATGTTCTATAAATCGTGGCTTGTCATCAAAGTATTTGCTAACAATTTCTCTGTAATATTTCGTGCTGGCTAAATGTGGTCTACCAGACCATTGTCGTGTACGAATAAATGGTTGACCTAAAATATCTATCGGCTTTTGATCTAGCATTAAATGATTGTGAGCTTCAGGTATGGTTGCCTCAAAGTGAAAGCGGATTACATTTGCATAACCATTCTCAATAACTGGTATCAGCTCATCAAACGGTATTTTGCCATGCAAAGGTGTATCTTGTTCGCCCCATAATATTAACGGCGTCCTAACGAGCTCTAAAGCTTTCTTGAACATTAGCGACTGGTGGCTTGGCTCATCAAAGACTAGCGGTACAACATTCTCCATAAAGTTAATTTTCCAAAGCATTGATTGTTTAAATCGCTCATAAGCTGCTTTGTATTCCATAAGCGTTGCTGTTGGATAATCAAACATGATGATGATTTCGCTATCAGGCAAACGAGTTCGTATGCTATCAATAGTCACATCTAATACCTCTGTGCTTGGGTGACTTGGCAATGCACTCACTGGAATTATGGCTGTAATTTGATCACTCATTTGGATAGCTCCTTTACGTCGTCCAACAGTTTATATTTTATCTCACGCTTCTTAAGTTGCCACCAGGCAAAAGCTTTATTGGCATTTTCGGGATAGCCTTTTAATAACTCTGGCATTAACTTCGGTAGTGCGTCCCAATAGCCAACTACAGGAAATGGAATATCACCGCCAAATAGGTACTGCCAAAAGCCTTGCGACTGATTGTTAGTGGCAAAGGCATCAACTACTGGCAAACAACCAGCTTCAAGAGCTTCATATAGCCTGAAATTATCAGGGCTCTCAATACCACTAGGACACAGCACGATCTTACTTTCAGCCATTTGCTTAAGGTATTCATTGTAAGGCATAACTTCTTTGCCAAAGCCATCTGTTTCAACTAGCACACCGTTAGGGTGTATGTCTCGTTCAATGAATAATCTCAGTTCGTGAGCACACTGATCACGCCGAGCATGGTTTATCTGACCTGCAAAAAACCAGTCAACTGTCTTTTCATGAAAGCCAATAGCTTTTAAGTCTTCGTGAGTTGTGGGTCGGTAGCCATTAGGCAAATGAAAGCTTACGTCGTCGTGTATGTTCATTCTAGGCATCATTATCCAAACTCGCATAATAGGGTGTTTGATTTCACGCCAGGGAAAACTAGCCTCTTCGTCGCCAGTATCTATAAACAAAACCCAGCGTAGTTTGGCTATATCTTCGTTGATTGCTGCACTGCCAGTTGTATGAGTTCGGCCATTGATAATAACAACAGCACCGTCATTTTCACCAACCCAGTCAAAGTCAGTATGGTGAACAATATCTAGCTGAGCAAAGATGTCATCAAGCAAGCCATTATCCCAGTAGCCATGATCAATAATCTCTGGCTTATGGTATGACTTCCAAATTACATCTATTTTAGCCATTGCAAACCCTCTTCTAAGGTGATAGGTGGTACAAATCCCATTTCTTCAAGCTTGGTATTAACTTTGGGGTATCGCTCGTCATAGCCTGGTCGTACTTCGTGAACATCAATCACTTCGTACTTGAGCTCTTTACCCATAACTTTTGCCACTAGCTGAGCTATCTCTAGGTTGTTCAGTTCTTCACCACCAGTCAAACCAAAGCGAGGTGTCGGTGCAAGTGGTGGTTGTGGCTTATAGTGCTGAATAAGAAACAGCAAAGCAGCTCCAACATTTTCAACTGGGTTATAGCGACGTTGGCCAAGTCTGCCATCTTGAGCATGAACAGTTACAGTATCGCCATTCTTAATCTGTTGTGAAAGCTTAGCAACGTATTTTTCAGGGTCTTGACCCTCACCAATAATGTTATTGGAATTGGTGACAACAGCCTGCAGATTGTAGGTCTTACGATAAGCCGATACCAAAACTTCTTGACTGGCTTTGCTAGCTGCATAAGGATTTGACGGCCATAGCACATCACTAATTTCTTCAGTGTGACCAAAGACTTCATCTGTACTGAACTGCACAAATAACTCTGGTGGGTATTTCCTGGCATACTCTAGCATGTTTAACATCAAAGCAACGTTATTGAGCACAAATGGTACTGGGTCAGTAATAGACCTATCAACGTGGCTCTCGCTGGCCAAGTTTAATATGTAGTCAAACCTACCAAGATCAGGTAATGGGCCAACTAAATCATGAGAAATTATCTCAACACGAGGATTATCGGCATACTTCTGCAGTCGTAGTGGGCTGCCTTTATGACGCCAAGAGCTTAAGCAAACAATTTCAAAGTCAGTATGATCTAAGAAATACTGTAAAACGTGACTGCCAACTAAACCGCTAGCACCTGTTAATAAAAGTCGCTTCATGATGTTTTTACTCCTGTAATCCATGTCCACTGG